ACCCATTGGTTAGATGACCCGTCTGCGTAGTATATGAACATCATCGCTTGCGATGAGTCCCACCACAGATCTCCGGCGCTAGGACTTGAAGGAGCAGAATCAGAAACGCTTACTGATGCGCCTCCACCACCGCTTGCTTGCGCAACCCAGTCGTAATCAGATCCTGTCCAGCTAAGCACCTCATTAGCACTGGCAGTGCCAGTATTTAAATGTGTGTCTACGTCACTATTTGCGTAACTAGTGCCGCTCGATATTGTCCCCGGTTCCCATTTGCCAGCGGTGTTATCCCAAACCAATGCCTGACCGTTTGTTGGCGCGGCGGTAGACGTATCTACATCACTCAGATCATCTATAGAGTGGACCCTATCTAGGATATAGATAGGCGCATTCATAGAACTGTGGTATTGGCAGTTGTAATGCAAGGTGTCAGGCGCATCCATCTGCACAACAAATTTAATTGTTCCGCTCTGCGTGCCGTTATTAGTTACGCCATCGCTATAAGCGTTACCAGTGCCAGTGCTATTAGTTGTTTTAATATAAAAAGGATGGCCACTGGCATTAATGTCGAACTCGTAGGTTTCTCCACGAGTCAGATAAAGTGTGGGATTATTATCTGCGGTGGTGCCGTCGCCATTAAAAATATATATGCCGCTACCTGCAGTAACAGCAAACTTTTTAACTGCCAGCGCAGAAATTACATTCCAAACTCCAAGCGTGCTGTCGTAAACAAACCCAGAGTGAACGTCACCATTGGAGGGGCTTGTAGGAAAATTTATGCTCATCCGCCAATCCTAATAAGAGTCATAACAGTGTCGGCGAGAAACTTAGCTTGCGTAGTCGAAAACGCGGACTCCAAATCCAAATACAACGTCCGTGTCGCATCCCACGCAAACACGCTCGTAAACGTCGTTGTATCTTTAGAGGACGCATCTCCCGCCGGTATTTCCCAGTTAGAGTTCACCGTGTATTGAGCAGATCCCGCTTTAGCTAATAAAGCTGCTTCAATCTTTGCTCCAGTATCAGAGCGCTGTGTCCTTAGCGTGATTGACACGAAATAAGTGCCAGTAGGAAGCGATATATGCTGGTTCGATGAATCAATACTTCCATTAGTAGTTGGGAACCTACCATTTGTTTGGAATTGCCAAGTGCCTACCGCATTAAAAAATGCCCCAGAGCTAGGCATGCTTTGATCAGTTAAACCTTTAACACTTACAAACTGCAGTTTTGGATGATCTATCGATAACGTGCCCGACCCGTTTGTCTGTAAGACCTCTCCATTGGAGCCGTCTGTTGTTGGGTATGTAATGCTGTTTGACGTGAAGCCTGCAACAGATATTGCGTTGCTTGTTGACGCACCGTTATTTGTTACCGTTTGAAGAGTTCCAACGCTGGTTCCTGCTGCCTGAAATTGCTCCAACACTGGGGCGCCCGAAGCCACCCACTGGCTAGATGATCCATCGTTGTAGTAAATGTATGTGACGCCGTTGGTTTCTGAAAACCACAAATCACCGTCAGAAGGTGAGCTGGGAGCGGTTGCAGATGTAGTGACACTTGCTCCACCACCACCAGTAGCTACTGCCCACGCACCATTTTTTCTAATGTACTCATTGCCATCAGAAGACGCTGAACCAGAAGCATCTTCAAGCTTGTCCGTATTCAGATTCGAGAAGTTAGAGTCCACCTCTGTGTTAGTCAGAGGTGAACCCTTACCACTCCGCGTGACTATGGTAGCCATGCTAGTTCCTCAATCAGGAAGCTGACAGGGTTATGGTGTGGGTAATCTGAAGTGAATCAGAAGCGCCCTTGTTAACGGCAGAAAACACAACCCGCGCCAACATGTCACCAGAAGTGCTTGCATTGAAAATGCCGCTCTCAGTAATAGCCCCAGTTCCCACTCCCGCGCCAAACGTACTCTGAAACTGAATCGACTTGTTAGTCGTGTTCAGCGTCGGAGTGCCAACACTCTGGCGAGCGTAGGAGCCACCTGATGCTTCTGTGCCTAGTGCAGAGTCACCGGCAGCAGCAGCGGTAGAGCCTGTTCCTATAGCCATATGAGAAGGCGCGTTTGCAGTTGCGTCCTTCAGACGCGAGCAAATTAAATTTAAGCCATCAGTGACAACTAGGTTTGTAAGCAAACGCTCGTCCTTAATCTCACCGTCAGCACCCAGCAGGACAATGCTTAAATCGCCCCGCACCTTAATTCCATCATTAACCATGATTTAGTTCCTCAAAAAGTTGCGGATGCACCAACGTAGTCACTCGCGAAATAATCAAAGGTTGTTACATACCCCTGACTCAACACAAGCCCAGCGTCGGTGCAGGCAACTGGGTCTTGTGAAATTTTGTTAAAAAGGAGAACAGCGTCATCCGTCGTGCCGACTGTCTCGGGCTTGACCAGATAAACCACCTTGCTTGCGGAATCAGTAGCGCCAACTGTATTGCCGCTGCTAATTCCTTTTGATGTAAACAAATCAACCGCATCGATAATCGAGGCACTGTCCTCTACCGGCTTTGCCGCCAGAAATGACGAAACATCAGTTATCGAAACTGTCTCAGCCTCTTGCTTGAAAACGGCGAGAGCTTTTTCGTCTGACATTCCGACAGAGTCTAAAAGCGGTTTTCCAAAAGAGAATGAAAAAGAATCAGTTAGCCCAGTTGCGTCGTTATAAGAATTTTGGCCTGTCCCGCTTTGCGATGAAGAATCAACGAGACTCACAGTGTCACTAAAATTCCTGACGAAGCTTGTTATTGTGCTAACAGAATCAGTAATTCCGACAGATTCAGATAAAGATTTAATTAAACTCAGAACATGGGCATCAGTTATCCCAGAAGAGTCGGCAATACCTTTACCAAACAAAAGAGACGCTAAATCAGAAGCGCCGGCAGAATCTGCCTCACTTAATTCATTTGCACCTATATTGGTTGCTGAAGAATCAACTACTGAAATGCCATCTGAAAAGCTTCTTAGATATGTAGCAACAGTAGCGACAGAGTCTGTTACTGAAGCTGTTTCTTCAAACGATCTAATATACGCTGCTGTTAGAGCAACAGCATCTGTAATGCCTGCCGAATCTGAAAGTGCTTTCTCAACTGAAAGTATTGAACTATCAGTGGCACCAGCAGTTTCAGAGAACGGCTTACTAAGTGATTTAGCTACTAGATCAGTGACAGAGGCTGTATCACCAAACACCTTATACAGCGCCCAATGCTGAGCATCTGTAATCTGCATGATGTCGAACGAAGTGCCCGGTTCAGGAACAACGCCGCCCGAGTCGAGAAATGCGGTCGCTACGACCATTTTGGCAAACTTTACGTCAGCAGCAGTAATTTTCCCCTGCTGCTGCGCTATCGCTTGTAGTAATCGACTTTGTAGAAATGACTTAATCATCCAAAAGCCGCTCTCACTTTGAGTTTGAGAAGGTCTTGCACCGTCTGAACTGAATTGTCTACAAAAGTAGCCTCAACTTCAGCCTCAAAAATGCCTGCCTTATCAAGTGTGCCCGCTGGAAAATCAGTTTCCACAACGCCATTCGTGGCATCGGTCACAGTCATAGTGAGAGTGGATTTAACAGTAGTAGAGCCAAGCTCTCTTATACGCATTTTTACAGTAGCGCCAGAGAGATTTATTGGTGCCCATGTGCTTGAATTGTTTGGGTCTAATGTTTGCCCAGACGCCGCTTCCGCAGAGTCTTTCAGCGTCAAAATCGCCTTGGGTAAGGTATCACCCTGAACGAGTTCTAGTGTATCTGAGTAAGCCATAGCTCATGTTACCATCGGTTGTTATTGAACGTAAGCGACTAATAAGTCCACATGACTGGAGCTGTGGTGCGTATATCAACGTGGACAAAAGTCTTTGCCACACCAATCCCGTTAAAACCTAATTTCAATGCCTCTTCTATTATCTTCCTGCGCTCAATGCCGTTATCTGCGTGTATATCAGCCGCTATGCCTCGTGCATGCGTTCCCGGCTTTACTTTTGCTTTTTCCAAAGAATGTTCCGGAGAGCGATAACCAGAGGTTATATGAAAGGGAAAATCGCATATCTCGCGCAACTGGTCTAAGCGCTCTATAAACTCAGGGAGAATCTCGTTCTCACCTGTTTCCTGACAGGCAAATTCTTCTTCTTTGAAGTATTTATAGGTCATTCTTTCTTGCCCAAGAACAGCCCAAACGCGGCAGTAAGTGCGCCCGTCATCACGCTGACCAGAGCCGCTTGCTCAGGATTCGGATCAGGCAGGGACATGAACCATTCGACCACACGATAAGTCATCGCGATCATCGCAAACATCAACAGGCGCGGAATAATGCGCCACGCGTTAAGTTGTTCGGGAGTCACTTGCTACCCTTTAACTTCATCAACTTATCAGCACCACGTATTCCAAAGCTAGCAGATACCGCCAGAAATAGTAAATACTGATACCAATCTGGCAAATTATCCAAAGCAGAAAAACTATCAGAAACGCGCTGAAGAATATCGGGGTCATCAACAATAACGCTGTAACCCAAACAAAAGAGCGGAACCGCCAATACAAGAGTCCAAAATTCGTCTTTCCAGCTACTGGCAGACGCCGCCGCCATCTTGCTTTCCCAATCAGCGTCATTTTTAATTACCTGCATTTTGGCTTTGTGCTTAGCTTGGGACTGCTCGTGTTTGTTTTTTAAGTAGCCACCTACAATGTTACTAACTGGTGCTATGAGTGCCTGCCAAACCATAGTTATCTCCTATAACTGGCTATAAATAGGTAACAACCTATTACCAAGAGTACGGTCCACTCGCCAACCGTTTTTAAACGCTTCTTCTATAGTCTCTGCTGTGGGGCCAAGCAAACTAAATATCGCTGAATCACCCCACTCTGCATTTTGATGGCTTGATCGCAACATACTCATTGGCCCAAGAAAACCGGACTTTTCGATTATTTCAAACCAGTAATCATCCCAATCCATTTTGTCAGATCGGAAATATTTTTGATCTGCCTCTGCTCCGGGCAAGATCCAAGCAAGTCCGTTCTTGGCATACTCTCGAAGCTCCATCCCAAGCATTGCCAGAGGCATAGTTGCTACAGCCGTAAGTAACAATACAGCACTTACAGCCGTAAGCTGTGCGGCTCCCTTAGTTTCACCAACGCGC